CTGTTTGGTAATGTTATTTCTTGTTCCCACCCTTTTCTAAAAGAGTCATTTTTCTTTTTATGTACAAATGGAGTATCAGTTATTCTATAAAAAAATATGGCTCCTGTATAATCATTTTTTCTTACTTCATAATCTGAAAGGTCTATTGCTTCAATACAAGTGCTATCATATGAATAATATAACCATGATCCTTCTTTAGCTCTATCATATATCCATGATTCTATATAATCCAGAAACATTAATGTATTGATATATTCAGCATTTAATAAGTCATACTGAACTAAAGCAAAATTAGTTACTCTTAGTAATGAATCCTGATGGTTAAGCAATGAATCTTTAAAATGAATCAATTGCTTTGTGTCTGCAATTTTTTGTTTCTGAGATTCAAAAATATCATTGATAGTATCTGCTTGACCTTTGGTAAGAATAACTACTGAGTCATCATTAATTATCGTCTGAAGTGGGTAGCGTGATTGGCTGAAACTCAAACTGCTTACCAGTAGACTGCTTACGAACAATATCTTTTTCATTGGCTAATTCTTTTTTAATGTCTTTTACTACAGATTTTGTACTGTCTAAATCACTTATAACTTCAGAAACCATTTCTTCAAGGTTTGTTTTTTCTTCTACTAACTGTTTATTTGCTGTTTTTAGTTGCTTTACGCTACTTGTTAGCTTTTGGTTTGATTGAGTTAGTTGTTTGTTTTCTCCATTTAAATGGATATTATCTTCAACTACTACTACATGTCCATGACCACTAGAGAAAATATCAAGTAGAACTAAGGCTATAAACGAGGCTCCTACTATGAGTAACTTTTTCTTCATAGTTATCTTTTCTTACTACTAAACAATGCTAGTATTGTCTCTTTTAAGCTTTTAGAGCTTTCAGTGCTTTCTTCTAGTTTTTTCTCTAGATCTTCACGATACTCACCTTCTAGTTCTTCTACTCTTGATCGTAGATCTTCTTCACTTTTCATCAACCTGTTTAGAAATATCCAACAAAGATAACCTAAGCCAAGGACTGCAAATCCTAAAACTCCATACTGTGTTAATACTTCAAATGGTCCGAATGACATTATTTTCTAGGTTTACGTTTGGTTGTAGTTTTTTTCTCTTTTAATTCTTCTTGTAAACGATCTTTTTCAGCTAAATGACGCTTAATGAATAGCCAAGCTACATAGCCTAAAGCTAAAACGGCTAGACCTAATGGACCGTAGTCTGCTAATTGTCCAAAAACACCAAAGTCTGTTGATGTAGCTGCTGTTGTGTCTGCGATTAATGGTAACATAGTTTTCTTTTTATTATACATATAAAAAAAGGGGGTAAGATTTAACTTACCCCCATTTCATTTTATTAAAAGTCTATTACCCCTCGCAGCTAACACAGTCGGCAGTACGTTGAAGATTATCTCCTCTTAAAATACTTTCTGAGCGCATGTAATACAAAGTTTTAATACCTTCTTTCCATGCCAATTTATGTACCTCACTAATGTATTTTGGTGAATCAGATGGATCAAATGTTAAGTTCAATGAAATAGCTTGGTCAACATGTTTTTGACGGATACCATTTTGACGAACGATTTCGTATGGATTGATTTCTTTGAATGTCAAGAATACTTGTTTTTCTTCATCCGATAAAATATGATCAGGCAACCCCATTACTGAACCTTTATCTTTAGCAATTTGTTCCCAAATGCTATCGATGTTGTATCCTTTAGATTCAAGTAAACGCTCTAATGTTGGGTTTTTCTTGATAAATGTACCTTTAGCTGTTTTCAAGTTAAATACATTTGCTGGGATTGGTTCAATTGAAGGTGAAACACCGCCTGAAATATTAGCGTTTGATACTGTTGGGGCAATTGCTAAATGGTGGGTATGTCTCAAACCTGTACCTTTACACCATTCAGGCTCTCCATATTCAATTGCTTGATCACGAGATGCTTTTAATGCTCCTTCCTCAATAAATTGGGACATCATTCGAGTATAAGAGTTTGCTTGAATACCAGCAAACGGAATGCCTTTTTCTTGTAGGAATGTATGCCATCCTAAAACACCAATACCAATTGCTCTACCTTTAAGTGCTGAGCGGTAAGTATTTTCCATGAATTTAACATTTTTAGCTCTGTCGATAAATTCTTGTAATACACCTTCTAGAAACCAACACGTTAATTCAGGTAAAGTCATACCATTTTCAAATGTATAGTCTTTCCATTCGTCCCAACGTGCTAAATTCAAAGACGATAAACAACAAATAAATGAGTGTAATGGATCTGTATAAAGTGCAATTTCAGAACAAATATTTGTCATTGAAACGTGCAAGTTATTGTTTTTGTATGCTTGAGGATTGTTGTTGTTTACATTATCTTCAAACATGATATAAGGTTCACCTGTTTCCAAACGTGTTTTAAGGATTTCTCCCCACAATCTTAAAGCGCGTGGTTCTTTTTCCTCTAACTTGTTCATAAAGTCATCATCAATCACTACACATTGGTGTAAGTTAAGGCACTGGCGGTTAACATCTCCTTTTGGGCGACGAATCATTAAGAATTCCTCAATATCAGGGTGGTTGATGTGTAAGTTAACTGAAGCTGCTCCACGTCTAACTGAGCCTTGGTTTGTAGCTAAAATGGTTGAGTCATAAATTTTAGCCCATGGAACTACACCTTCAGAAACACCATTACCAGCAATTTCTTTACCTCGGCCTCGAATTCGAGATACACCAATACCTACACCTCCACCTTGAGATGATAAGCGCATCAATTCAGAGTTTGCTAATGCAATCCCTTCAATTGAATCGTCTGTATCAATTCCAAAACATGAGATAGGCATACCACGTTCAGTACCTAAATTTGAAAGTACAGGTGATGCAAGACACAACCAATTTTTCTCCATTGCCTCAAAGAAAAACGGTACTAAATCTTTACGTTTTAGTCGGCGTCCAGCTGCTTTACTTACTCGATTAAATGCTTTAAATACATTTTCCTCAGGGAGTAAATACCCTTGTGAGATAATTGAAGTGCCAATTTCATCCATCCATTCAGGGAAATCTTTACCCTTCACCCATTTACTTGTGTCTACGTTTAATTTGCTCATTTGTTGTTTTTATAAATCGCTCCAGTCAGCGGTTGATTTTGAATAATCTGTTACTCTTCCTGCGAAGAAATCTTGATGTGTTTTACCACTTGTTAAATGTCCGAACCATTCCATTTGTTTCAAAAGATTAGGATCGATATCGTTGTATAAAGGATTATAACCTAGTTCAATTAATTTTTGGTTGGCGCGTTCCTTGATAAAGTTTTTCAATTGAGCTTTATTCAAACCTTCAATTTCACCCATTTCAAATGCTTTGTCAATAAAGTCAAATTCTAATCCAACTGAAAGTTCACATGCTTCGTAAATATCAATTGTCATCATTGGATTATTTAATTCGGGATTTTCTTCCATCAATGTTCTGAATAGCCAACATCCAGCTTTTGAATGTAATGATTCATCACGTACGCTCCATTCAACAATTTGTCCAGTACCTTTCATCAAGTTACGTAATTGAAAAGACATCAATACTGCAAATGAAGAAAATAAATTAACACCTTCTGTAAATGCAGAGAATATAGCTAATGAAAGTGCTTTTTCACGTAATGTATCTCCAGGCAATTCAACTAGACGATCGATTTTAGCTTTTGCTTCCTCGTCTTCCATAAATGCCTCAAAGTCATCTAATCCGAGTTCTTCATTTAAACGAGCATAGGCCTCAGCATGGATTGATTCGAAATCAGCGAATGCACACGCCATAGCTTTGATTTCATGTTTAGGAAACCATACTGCCACCTTTGTTGCCCAATAATCGTTTACATACGTTTCTGTTTGAGCAAATGATTTCAAGATATTACCGATCAGGTTTTTCTCAGATTCGCTTAATTTAAGTTTCCAGTCATTCAAGTCTGAAGATAAAGGAACTTCATCTGCAAGCCAATGGGCACGGTGTTGATCTTTGTAAAATTCGAATGCTGTTTGGTATTCGAAGGGTTTGTAATGGGGTCTAAGTTCTGTTATCATGTGTTTAGTTCAAAAAATTTATTTGCCAACATTCGTTTATCTAAATCGTCAAAGTTATCGTTTGACTGTTTTTTCGGTGCAACTGTATCTGCTTCTTCATCGTAATGGCTTCCAACTGAAATGTGGCCATTTGATGTGTTAACTTCTACTTGGAAAGTCAAACCATCCATTCCATATCTGTTTTTCATAACATGCAGACGTCCTGTTCCGTTGACTTTATCTTCTTTCTTTCTTGACAATGACATTGAAAGGTCAGTAATCATCATTTTGTCGTAACTACCTGCTGCTTTATCACCTTCAATGATGTCATCTTTGGCTCCTGCGCGATTTACTTGCGAAACCGACCAAATTGGTATATTTAATTCGCGAGCTAATCCCTTAGTGCTTGTATAAATATCATCAATCTCTCCCTTACGGTCAACATTTCTTTTTCTTGTTGAAAGAAGATCAATGTAATCTATAATGATAAGATCTGGTTCAATTCCTAAGTCTTTTACTTTATTTATGTGCGCTTCTATGGTGTTAATTGTGGTTTTTCCCATAGGAAATTCACGAATAATCAATTCGCCTGGTAGGTCTGCTGTTAATGTCTCTACGTGTTCTTTGTGTTTTTCTAATTGGTCAACAGGTGTACCAGTAAAGAAAGCGTCATATCGTCTTCCAGTATATGCTTCACTTAATTCCAAAGTATAGTGGATAACATTATAACCCATTTGTACTGCAAATCCACCTAAAGCAACTAGTGTCCAAGATTTACCTCCTCCAGGATTACCAAAAATCAATCCTAAATCTCCATTACCTAAACCGCCTTGAACTAGTTCATTAATTTCGGGCCAAGGTGTAGGAACAATTTTTCTATGGTCTTCACGGTAACGTGATTCAGTATCGCGTTTGTACTCGTGACCAATGTTTTTGTCTTGTCCTGCTTTCATAGCTGATTCAATCATATATTTGATCGAATCATAGTCTCCAGCTTTTAACAAATCTACACTATTCAATAGTGCTTTTTTCAACTGTTGGTTTTTGCAGAATGTAGAAAATTCTTCTTGTACATAAGCTAGATCGTCAATATCTGCTTTATACGCTTCACGTAATTGCTCTTTAACGGATACTTTAAGTACTTCATTGTCCAACTTTTTCATTTCCACCTTTAAAATATCCATTGAAATTGTTGTATGAAATTTTTCATAGTACTTTAAAATCTCATTTATAACCCATTTGTGAGCCGGATTACTAAAGTATTCATCACTTAGTACGTCGTTTATGTTTTGTAAGAACTCTTTATGCGTTAATAAAGAAGATATTACTTTCATCTGGAACGATGGTCCATATTCATCAATTGAAGAGAGTGTCATTTGCTATAACTTTTATTTAAATTTAATAACTTATTGCTGGTTTTCCAACAATTCTTTGAAAATATCTTGAACCCAAAATTCAGTATTTCGAATTAAGTTTCCAAGTTGATCCTCATTACACATTTCAACAAATGTGTGTGGAAGAAAGTTTAGATGGGTATGTTCAACAAACTTGTCTATAAACATTTTGTCTTGATCACTCATCATAGGATTGGACAAATCCATAACCCTATACTTATCCTCTAATAGATCCACATCATGTAGTACTCTTGCATACACTACGTGTTCTTTTAATTTTGTTTCAGCAAGATCAATCAAATCATCAAATGATAGATCTCGTGTTGCTAGTTCAGGGAATTTTTTAAATAAACCTTTAGGTCCTAATCCTTTGATACCTGTTACCCCATCAGAACTATCACCCATTAACAATTTATATAATAGGAAGTTGTGTGGTGTAACATTAAATTTTTCTTTTACAGTATCTGTTGTATAGTA